CCACCAAGTGCCGCATAACCTATAACGTCTGTCCAAGAATCGTCCTTTGAAATGTCTTCGGCAAGACGAGCAACCTTGACACCTATCATACAAGCCACAACTTCTTCTGGAGTGATTGCACCATTTAATTTTTTGTCTAATAGTATAGTCCATATATCGGCTATACGTTGATGATTCTTTTTAGCAGGACCATACTCCTTGGCTCTCTGTCCATTGATTAGTTTCTCTGCTTCATCTAAAAAATACATTCTGTCTTTTTTATTTGATTTCAAATCCTTGGCTGTGACTCTCATAGTCTCTGTTAAAGGTCTTTTTATTTTAAAAGGATCTTTAGTTGTAGTTTCAAGAACTTCGCACATTCTGTGAATATAACTATCCCAAAATGGTTTAGGGTTTCTTTCGTCAATCGATTTTTGTAAATACCATTCTTTTTTCATATATTAAATCCATGTTTTGTAGTTGTTTCTATTAAATGTAATGATTGTTTAGCACGAGTTGCTCCCACATAAAAAGTTCTTATCTCAGAATCTTGATCTAAGCTTTCTACACAGGCTTTGGTTGAATCTAAAAGTAGGGCTACGTTATCCGCCTCGCCACCTTTGGCTTTGTGAATTGTCGATATCCGAATCCTCGGAGAACCTGTCAGAATTCTCTCCCCTCGTCTCCTCGCTGACATTATGTAGGCCGTCTCTTGATCCGAGACTTTCAACACATTCTGCCACGGAGTCTCGTGTGATGCGATCAAATTGCATTTCTCTATAATGTCTTTTAGAGTATAAGTTTGTTCGGGATCTAAAAGGGAGAATCTTTTTCTCCCAGACTTCGTGATAATATTCGGGTTCAATAGTTTCGCAAAATTCTTCAGTTCTGCTGTAGACAAGCTTTGGTTTTTGCATAATTTAAGCCACACCTCTATTCCGTTAAGCACATTTGGGGAAATAGACCAACCAGTGCCTTCTCTCCAATAGAGATAGCCTTCTTCTTTAAGACGAGTACATATTTTATTTGTGATATAGTTAGTTCTCGCAAGTATTAACCATTCGCCACTAGTTAGATCTACATCAAGTATATCTCGATGCCATGTTATCGTGCCATCTTTTTTAGTGGGTTGCCATTCTTTTATTTGTCTGATAGATACTTTTTTTATGAGATTCTGTGAGAATTCATGCACGGCACTCGGTACACGATACGATTTATTAAGAACTAATTTATTCTCTGAAGCATTTAGAAAATCAGATAGTTTTACTCCCATCCAAGTATAAATAGCTTGATCATCATCTCCTGCATAATAAATTTCTTTAGAGTTTGGTACTAAAACTTCCTTAACCATCCGCCATTGTATAGGAGCTAAATCTTGTGCTTCGTCTATAATTAATAAATCAAACTTTGGACTTGTTCCTTCTTCAACAAATTTTTCTATCATATCAACAAAGTCTAATTTATTTTTTGCTTCTTTATAGTCGCTATATGCTTTAGCTAAATTTTTTAATTGTTGCCAATGCAACGTGTGATCCCAAGTGTCATTAAACTGTTGCTCTAAGCTTACTTCTCTAACACGAGCCATCTGTATGACTGCCATGTATTTATCACCACCCGCACCAATTTGAAACAAAGGACCATCTTCAAGACCTACTGTTGGATTGCTTCTGAATTCAAGACCTACTAGTCTACCTAATTCATTATAGTCTGATCCTTTAAATACTCGTTTGCTTTCTAACCCTAACCAAGTAAATGCTAATGAATGCAAAGTTCTGAAATAGATCATTTGATCCGTATTTAAATTTAGTTCTGCTGTAGCACGTTCTTTTGCTTCTGTTGCAGCTTTACGACTAAATGACATAAAGGCTATCTTAGTTGGATCCATTCCATCTGCTATTTTGTTCTTAACTAGATTAATTAAGCTAGTGGTTTTTCCTGTGCCTGGTGGTCCAAATATTGTAGTTTCCATCAGAAGGGAGCCTCTTCTTTTTCTATAGCTATCTCACTAACCTCAACCTCAGATGCAAACTCTGGTATCCACCAAACTCTTACAGATTTCCATTTACCAGAAGATGTTTTAAATTTTTTAACTATTGAACTTTCTTCATTATTCATCTCTTTCAATCGCTCTTGAACTTGTGCTCTCGTATAAGAATCGAATTTTTTCTGTCTCATATACTCCATTAAAGAATCTAATCTAAAATAAGTTTTACCTTCCTCTATTTCTGTGTACGGTTTACCCAACATTATTTCTTCAAATGTTTGTGCTTGTATTCTTCCTGTACAATAAGATTCTAAAATAGACATGAACTGTCCCTTGTACGTTAGTTCTTCTGGAACTTGTATTTCATTACATTTTTCCATTAAACCATTAACTGTCATTTCCCAATCAGCATCTTTAAGTTTAGGGGGCATAACTTTTAATTGTTCCATACATGCTCTTTGAAATAGTCGTGGTGCTTGTAGTTCTTCTGTGGTTATCTCCAATCTTTGCCCACCAATATCCACGAACCATAGTCGTGGCTCTGACAAAATTACTGACAAGCCACTTATTGAAGGCATTGATGTAGCACCTATTCCTAGTTTCATTGTCCTACAAACACCTTGATTACAATGTGATGCCATGGGTTCTTCTTTACAAAGATATTGATATTCTTTTTTTTCTAATGTGTTTTGTATCGCCACAACTTCTTGTGCTGACAAAGGTGGATGAAAGTCTTTTACATTATGTTCTTCAAACTTTGTTTTCCAATTACTAGGATCAAGTTTCTGAAGGAAGACTCCTAAATGAAAAGCTGTTCTGTTTCTTTCTCCTTCAAATACACCGATAGCCAACTTAGTCCGAAGACAAGGTATATAATTAGGTAAGAGATCTACAGGTCCACCGATAGGAAGTGTTAAAAAATCTTTAGGTAACGTCTTGACTTTTTGTATTTCTTGGATGAATTCTTCAAGAGATGCTTCGACATAGTTCCCGTCTCTTTTGATGATGGCATATCTGAGAGTCTGATCCGAGTCATAATACGGAAGATTAATAAAGTTACCAACATCACCTCTCTCGACAAGAATCTGTTCTTGTTTAGGGAATATCTCACACCTGCCGTGGCCAAGTGCTGAAGAAATCTCCGCAGCCTTGTCTCTAAAATCCCCTGCATTCATCCACTCCTTAAAGAAAAAGAATATATGTGCACCACCCGATTTACTACGGCACACGATACACGGAACATTGAGTTCCTCTAATTTGTCTACTAATTTATTATGATCTAACGGGTATTGATCAATATCCAAAGCCCCAAACTTACATTTATTTTCCTCGTTAATTGGAATAGCACCAACACCTTTTCTACCTTGGATATGGCCTTGTATTAACTCTAATGTAAGAGGGTTTCTTACTATAAATGATTTGGCTTTTTGTTTTCCTGCTGTACGTTCTTGTGACACTTCTGTTTGACCATGAGCCGTACTAAACCCAATAAATGCCTCTAATAATTCTTCTGCTAAATTCACTCTTCACTCCATAAAAAAAGAGCCGTGACTTGGAGGAATAGCCACGACCCTTACTAATTAAAACGGTACTTCATCATCCTTCTGTGCACTCTGCATTTCATCAGCAGGTGCGGAAGCCGTTTTAATCTCCCCTTTTCTAAAACTTTGATACATAGTCCTAGCTTCTAACATCATAGCTTCTAGTTCTTTTGACATCTCAGTTACTCTTTCGATCTTGTAGTTATACCAACTACCTTGATCGTTACTTTCTGCAATAGTTTGAATACTCCATGCAGTTCCGTACAAGGGCATTGGCTTACCCGAAGGTAATCTTATGCCGTTCTTAATAGTATTCCATCTACGAGACACTTTTAATTGTGTCTTTTTCATGTCGAGAATAGCTGGTGCTCCGAGTTTAGTTTCGGGATCCATAGCCATCACAACATGCTGATGGGTTCTGACCAACTCATTACCAGAAGGCAGTATTTCTGCTGCACCTTCACGAGTTGTAATGGTTATATCCTTATCATCTGGAGATAGTTCTCTTATAAAACCACCACCACTTGATCTAAGTGCAAACTCTAAAAACTTCTTTTCAAAGAAACACGGTACAACAATTACACCTTCGTCTGCCTTATATACTGATTGAGATACTGTATTAAATATATCTCCTTGTTCAGCACCTTTAATATACAAACTATCTTGTTTATTAAGTTGTGGAGATAATGCTTGTAGTATCCTTATAAAAGGTATCTGCATATCTTCGGTTGAAAAGTTTTCTAGTCCTGCACCTGCTTCCTCTTCAAGTAATGAAGACAAGTTAGATGGTGCTACTTCCGTAGCTTGTTTTTCTGCAACTGCGTTAGCCATTATTTTGCTCCCTTTATTTTTGCACGATTGCCTACATATATACCGAATACATCAAAGTCAATTTCTTGATTATTCTCTATTCGGTTCTTCGCCCAAGTCCTTAATGTCATTGGATGTATGTGAGTTTTTTGAGCAGGTGTTAAACCCTGGTTTCTTAAATCATCAACCACGGCTCCCGCTATGTTATCTTGGCCCATACCAAAACCAACAACAACTTCGTTCTTAATTATATCGCCTTCTCCAATAGAACGAATAAAACTAAATGCTTCTTCTCTTCTATCATCGGGGATTCTAGCTGATACAAATTTATCAATGGACACTTTATTGCCATCAACAGTAAGACTTTCAACACCGAGTTGTTCCATCAATGAAGGAATGTCTTCTTCATCAACAGTTCTTTTTCTTTGTTGTAAATCTTTAAGGTGTTGTTCGGCATCCTTAATCTCTTTATCGAGATCAATGGATTGCCTTATCAAACTAGAGAGTCTTGAAGTCTCTCCTTCGCTAACTTTATTAAATGCTTGAGGATTAGCTGCCTCTTCTTCGAATAGTGAAAACACATCACTCATCGTTCTCTCCTTCTTGTTTAAAGTTTATACCCTTCGGTATTGGTTCTAAGGTTTTATACCCTAGCTTTTTGTTTGTCAATAGAATTCGTCTGACTCTTTTTCCACATATATTCTTGCTTTGTGAGAAAAGATATCTGACCACCTATTGATCTATCATTGTCTTCCGACAATTCTTTAAGCATATTCCATGTTTTAATTGGTACTGCTACTGATTTCCATTTATCTGGATCCATTTTATTCTCCCTTTTCTTATTTATGCCCAGTTTTTTGTATATTGTCAAAGATTTTCTTACATTCAATTAAACTTTTTTCTAGTGCATAGTTCCAAGACCTTTCTATTAAATTTTTATCATACTCAAATGTATCTATATGAACTTTTTTGGTGAGTCCTGGTAAAGATTCTACACTCATAAACTGTATGCTTCTTTGAGGTAGGGCCACCAAAGCTATTATGTCGCAATCAAATTTAGTGTAAGGCCTTTTTGGTTTTCCTTTTGATGTAGAAAAACAATAACATTTTTTCTTGTCAACAGAAGTGGCTGTCTTTACTTCTATTCGTTGAGCCAAAAGAACACCATCACCTTTTACAGCTACAACATCTGTTCCGTCTTGTTTTATAAGATCACATTCAACACCTAACATTGTAAGTTCAAAGGCTGTAAAAAGTTCTCCTGCCGTACCTGTTAATTTTTCTGCTCTTATCATTAATCATTCCTTTTCGGTGATACTTTTAACCATTCTCGTGCTTCTTCTCCTAATGTTTTTCCCGCTAAAGTAATTTTTGATTGTAATACTTTAACAATATGTACATCAATACTATCGGGGACAACCAAATCAACATACAAAACATTATTCTTTTGTCCTATTCGATGGCATCGATCTTCTGATTGTATCCTAGTCTCAAGATTAAAATCATTTGAATAATAAATAACATTGGTGGCTGCTGTGAGTGTCAAACCTCTTCCCGCTGTTTGTGCATTACCCACAAAGAATCTTGTTTCTTTATCATTTTGAAATCTATCAATGGCCTTGTCTCTATCTTCTTGTGAAGTGTCCCCATAATATGTGACCACGGTGCCCGATCCATAGGTTTTATCCAAAGCCTTCTTTATCTTTTTTATATCATGTCTAAATCTTGACCATATAATTACCTTACCATCCATTTCTTCTATGGTATCTAACATGGCATCTATTCGATGATTGGCTATTTCAACTGTTTCTCCATCATCTGTAACAAGATAGCCACAGAGTAATTGTTGAAGCCTAAGTAAACGAGTCATGACTTCGGGTGCAGTAACCATATCCCCTCCATCAAGTAATGCTACAGCACTATCTTTCATACTATTATAATATTTGATTTGATCTGAAGTTAAATTCACTTGTCTAGTTGTATATATTTTTTCGGGTAAATCTAATGCTTGATCTTTTGTAACTCTATAAGCGAACCTTTTGAGTTTATCTGTTAGTTCTTCTAGATTTTTAAAACCAACAACTTGTTGGAAGCTATGATTACCTATTCTTGTTTGTCTTATAATGGCATATCTTCCTTGGAAAGACCAATAGCTATCAAATCCTAATAAAGATTTATCTAAAAATGCACATTGAGAATACAAGTCCATAGGGGATTGTGTTATCGGAGAACCAGTAAGTATTCTTTTATACTTAGCTGACTCTCCAATTCTCAACACGGCTTTAGTTCTTTTAGCTTTTATATTTTTAATTGTTGTTGATTCATCTACGGCCAATATAAAATTACTTCTATGAATAAAAGCATCTAAATATCTTATCACTTTTGCAGTAGCAAAGGCTTCTACATTAACTAATAAAATTCTTAACTTGTCTCTAGCTTTGACACCCTCTTCTAGAATAGTTTTTTCTGTTTTGTTAGCACTTGCTTTCCAAACATATACATTCTTTTCTACATCATCAGGTAAGTGAGTTGGAATTTCTGAATTTTTCCAATTCATATACACACCTTTAGGTGCTATCACAATGGCTGTATCTATTTTTTTATTTTCATATAACCAGGTTATATTATCAATCAATACTTTTGATTTACCACAACCCATCTCCATGAAGTAAGCATAATTATCTCTAGCAAAACTTCTGAATAAAGCCTCTTTTTGATGAGCATAAGGCTTTGTTTTATATTTAAATGACATTTATTGATTCCCCTCATTTTATGTCTCGTCAAACCAACTTAGTGTTGAACTAGCTGATCTTATTTCTGCTATCTTTCCTCGATATGGTTCTTCGGGTTTAACTGCATCGGGATGATCTGTCCCTCTCCAATCTGATTCGGGCAACTCTCTTTCTTCTTCAGTTGTTAAGAAAGGTCCCCAATATCCTCCCGACCCCTCAAGGTAGTTTCTCTTTTTCCTTTTCCAATCTTCAAGCCGAGCTATCTGAAGGATCGTCTTTATCGGTGTCCCAATCTGGTTCGAAATTGATTGTGTATCGTGTCCCAGACTCCACATCCTTTTTGCCACTGCCACGGCTAGGTGGGGGTGGTTTGGGAAAGTAGATGATGTTATCTCCACCGACAGAGTGTATGTCTTTTTTTTCATTCTTTTTATCCATCACTCTCCTCCTCTTCAAGCCCTTGCATGATAGCGAACCTTGCAGACTCAAGATGCCAAAGCACCTCAGCTGGATCTTTCATTGTTGTTATCATTTGAACCATATGATCTTCTTTGCTTGTTCCTAAAACTACAATTTGTTCAAATTGTTCGGCAGCCAACTCGCACACTCTCGGCACGGGTTTAGCTGTTTTCCTTATTTTATAAGGGAATTGCACTACATTGTCACTCATTTTAATTGTGAGCCTTGGCAACAATCATCCACAACACTATGGCACAAAACACATTGCTCATGACCATGTATGTTAACAGTCTGTAATGTGCCTTGACATCTAGGGCATCTCGGCAAACAATGTGTTTTAATTTCTTCTTTTTCCCATTCATAATTTACTTCTTTTTCCATTTTTCATTTATCTCCATTCTTAATGAGTGAGTGTGACCATTGTACTTCATCTCAAGGTATTTACTAGCTAATCTTCTTGCGTCTCTAGCCTCTTCTTCCATGCCTACCGATGCAAACTCCACGGCTTCTTCTTCAAATCTTTTTATAAGAGAGTCTATAAGCCTCATAGTCTTTCTCCTCAACTTCATTAGCATCAGCATCTACAATATCATAACCATGTGTATACCATGCTATTTTATCTTCTTCTTTTGTAATCGCTTTATCTATCGCTTCATCCAAATCAAAGGCACGAACTCTCGTAATTCTTTTCAAATTAACATATGTCTCAATATAAAAATCTTCTTCTTTTTGTTTTTGATAACCACTTTTTTGTTTCTTTTTAAAGTTTCTTTTTAAAGTTTCTTTTTTCAATGCTTTCATTTTTTCTCTCCCTTTTTATATCTGTATCTTACTCCGTCTCTTGCCGATCCATGCTTGGCAGTATATCTAAGATGGTTGTTCCCACCTTTATCCATGATGTCACTTAACATGGAATACCCACCCGTAAATGGTTGAATCGTAGGCTCATGGTACACACGACCATAGTCCTTTTCTTTTAAGGCTTTTGGATCATCCTCAAACCATGTGTCATCTTCTTTCTTCTTATTCGCTTTCTGTAACTCTTTACATATTCTTGATATCTCTTGCCTTGCCGTCCTCTCAGCAAAGTTATTGAATTTTCTTTTCTTCAATGCTTGTCCTCCTTGTTTTATTTTCGCATTTATATTTAATTGTGTGGGGATATGGAATTATTAATGTTATCATATCTGCCATCTCCTTGACCCTAACTCTGCATTTTTTTTCAGTTATATATCCATCGGGAGCAACTGTATCATGCAACTCGAAACAACGAGCCTCGTCTCCCGATCCATGAACCAAGGAGCATATTAATAAAATAGCTTTAAACATAACTATCCTTTTAAGATTCTTCTCCAATGAAGTCTGAGGACATCTGCATAATATGGATGTCCATCTTTTTCATATTCGCTACACACATCATTGAGAACATTCTCTATTTTTGTTACGGCTTGCTCCCAAGAAACATCAGTTCTGTGGATTGGGTCGTACTCTAATTGGGTTTCTTGTAAATGTATTTCTTCCATTACAATCTCCTTTTCTTTTTAGTATTACATATTATCCTATAAAAGTATAGGATGTGGTGGATTTTCTTAGATTATGTATCCATTACATTACGGCATCCAACATTACCCTTAATAACAAGCCATGAATTATTTGTGGGTTCTTAGTTATTAAGACATCTAAGACATTGAAGAAACGATATTCCACCATCGCACTTGAAAGGAGGCGATGCCAACCACGCAACTTATAAACTCTTTAATCTATCTTTTGTACCATGTAGCCATACCCTAAACTATCGACAAAAGTAATTCGTCTTAAGTCATCTAAAAATTCATACCAATCATCTCCATCATAATCAAAATCATCTATGTCAAAGAGAAACCTTGCACCATATTTTTTAACCATATCTTCTTTGTACATTAGTACAAAGCCACCGATTCCCGGACAAGGGTCTATATGATCTCTATTCATTTTTTCTCTCCCAACCTAATTGATATTCTAACCAATCCCACGAACTCTCATAAGCATGATCCCAATTCAGACATTCTCCCGTTCTAACCATATCATCTGCCATTGCTTTAGCTTGATAATCCATACAAGGTTGGTAATCTAGTGGTAATTCCATTTCTTTATCCATTTGTAACCTCCACATTTATATCTACTCGATCTTCGAAAGAATCATCAACAGAATGTAGTTCATGTATGTCGTCATTAAAATACATATAAACCTCTAAATCTTGATTAGTTTGTTTTAATCTTTTGATTAGTTCTTTTACTCTCATATCTCTGCCTCAAAGTTACAGTAACCCTCTTTGTCAAGACACTTTTCTATCTGTTTACCTAGATAAAATCTTGCATACCATTCTAAAAGTTCTCGGACTTTACCTCCACATATTATAGGATATTTAGGATTTATAGATATCAGATGCTCTAAAAGTATTTCATCACTATATCCTCTAGACCCCTCCCCTCTGAAGAACTCATCGAGTTGTGTTTTAAACTTACCTAAATGTTTCTTACATTCTTTAAGACCCATCTTAACTTTAGGTTTGTCACACTCATCAAAGTTATAGTTAAGATATGTAGAATATCCCTCTACCCCAAAGAAATCAGCATCATTGCTTGATTGAACTCCAAACATAAACTTGCCCTCAATGTCTCCATGATAATATCTACCCATCATAATCCTCCAAATTAAATTCGTGTTTAAGTTTCCACATTGCCATATCTAGACTTTTTATGTCCGATAGGTAAAGGTCTTCAATTTCTCTAGCATTACACAAAGCATCTCTTATAGATTCATATGCTTTGTTGATTGCTTTTTGTTGATCTTGAGTAAGAGACTTTAATGCTTTTATTCTTAATGCCTCTTCCTTATCTCTTTCTAATTCCCATTTAGCTTTTCTACCCATTGTTATACTCCCATGTTTCTATAATATCTTGTTTAAATATATCCACTTTATATTCTCCATTTGCTATATCCATAAAATATTCTATCATCTCGTTTTTAGTCATATCTGATCCTAACCAAAACTCTACTTGTTCTTCTGTAACTTTATCCATTGTCTTCCTCCCTTTCAAAATAGTTATTTAAGAATGCCTCAACATCATCATATTTTTCATTGAAGATTTCTTGACCCTCGTCTGTATAACTTTCTGTGTTATTATGTATCTCAACCATAGTACTGTAGGCATCTTGTCCTAATTCAGTACTCATTAACCAATCTGCTAAATCGGATTGTATTTCTAAAAAAGTTGATGTTGGTATTTTAATTGTCATTCTGTATCTCCTTTATAATTTT